AACAGTAGAACAAGCTAAAGAAATAAAAGATTTTTTACATTCTGAAGAAACTTGTTTTGACTTAAACAACATAGTGCCAAAACCTAATTGGCAAAAAACACCTCTAACAGGTAACGAAACTGGTTTTTTAGGAGAAAAATTAGAACTTGGTGAAGTTGGAGAATTACCTATTAAAGATGACGAATTTCCAGAAGCACTCGGTACATATTGGAAGTTTGCTAGCACTGGTAAACAAGACGATAGGTGGTATAACTGGCAAATAAGGCACTGGGGAACTAAATGGAATACGTATAGTGATGAATTATCTTATATGGATGACGATACTTGTTTATATTACCATTTTGATACTGCTTGGTCGCCACCAGAACCAGTAATTGAAGCTTTGCGTAAAATATATACTGAAGATATGGGGGTATCTATTACAGCATGGTTTGATGAACCAGGAATGGAAATCGGGGGGTATTATTAGTGCTTTACTTTGGCGTTTATGGTAAGTAAACTATTAGTAAGTTTTAGCTGTGGGATTTTATTATTTTTGACTGCAGCTATACGAGGGTGTGAAAGGAGAAATGGTAAACAACAGTGCACAAAAGCCTAAGAAAATCCACTTAGCCACACCCTCAATTTTAGAAAGGAGAATATATGGATTTACAAAAGATATTAGACGAAACATTACGGCATATCAGTAGGTTAACATACTATTTAGATATGTCAGATGAAGATAGATTACGAGCATATAAGTTCGTATCTTCAGCTATATGGGATTACCACAGGATATACGAGCCTTATACTAAAATCAAGGTTGCTGATGTTAGCCACTTTTTTGATATATGGTTTGATGTTTATTATGGTAATGAAGAAAAATGTTTATGTGGTTTACCTTTATCGTTAAATGGTAAAAACTGCTACGAACACATGAGTAAGGGGTATTAATATGTTAGTTCAAAGTAAAGATGTAAATACAATTAAAAAGATAATTAATTTTTATTGTGATATAAGTGATGATGAAAACGCTAAAGATAAAGTCCAACATGCTTGGACAAATATTATCCAAGCCTTACATCACGCTCATACGCAAAATACTATTATGATGTTAGCGAACATCGATACTAGATTAGATAGGCAAAAAGATGAAGATAGTAATTAATACTTACCATAGGCTATCACATCTTGAATTAGGTGTTAGAATTACTATAGACGATATTAAAAAGATTTTACCTGATTTAGCAGAATGGCAAGCACAAGTAATATTGGCAAGACTTGCAAGAGAACATGACGAAGGAGTGTTTTATGAAGCAGCAACCGAACAAATCGAAAAGTGGGGAAAAGAAATGTATCCCCCAACCCATACCGAAACATCTAAGACGATTGAATCTGAGCAAGAAAGCGATTGATGGACTTAGGTATATATTTAGAGGAAAACTATGAGAACAACTAGATTAGAAGAAGTTACTAGAGTTGAGAACTGGGGTGAAGAACGTGGTTTACTAATGGAAGAAGGCACAGCTACAGCTAACCCAGATGTGCATCAACAAGAACGTTATTTATACCCAGATGAGAAAAACGCTCAAACGTTGAAATTAATGGAAGAAGTAGGTGAATTAGCGAAAGCTGTAGCTTATCGTGACGAAGAAGCGTTAATGGATGGTATAGGTGATTGTGCGGTAGTATTGATTATACTAGCAGCTCAAAATGGTTTGACGTTTGAAGAATGTTTAGACCATGCTTGGGATGAAATAAAAGGACGCACAGGAAAATTGGAGGACGGATTATTTAAGAAAGATTGATTTTGGTAAAGTCGCTTTAGGAAACCCATTGGACAGCCTAGAGCCTTGAAGAACAGGAAAGACAATACATAATGGGACAGTTAGGCTTCCCGTCACTGTAAGGAGTGTATTGTTGGGTTCGAAAACTTTATTGATACTGCGATTGTGAGGAGTAAAAGGTCGTAATTTACAGCACACGACACTCGGGCTATAGAGCGGTTCAATATTAACTAATTGTCGTAGAGCTAAAACCTCTACATTGGCGATGGAGGGATTTAAGGTGTTTCGGCACTGCCTTGTTCTGACTTTACCTTCTGAACATTATATGCTACCTACAAAGCAGGGGGATAAGCTCCTCAAATAAGGGTAGGCTAAGATACAAGTTTAAAATACGATGCGTGGCAAGAACTTGATGGCATATAAGATAGGTGGTTACTGTTGGGTAGACATGTCAAAGAGTATGCAAACTAGCGACCTTACTCCTGTGACCACCGACTTTATTCGGGTGGTTTTAATGCTAAGCATAGCTAACCTCACCACCTGATAGGAGAGCGAGTCTCCAAAGGGGTTTTATTATTTGCCCTGTTCATAACTCGCTCTCCGCCTTGCTTTACATTCGTTTTGCTGGTAACTAAACTATATATAGTTAAAAATAAGAAAGGAGAAATTATGGAATACACAGAAATTGAAGACGGCGTTTATCGAGGCAGTGACGGTCAGTTGTACCACGACGAACGAGTATTGAGGTATAAAGTTTTATACCAACATGCTGATACACCACACAGCGAGAACTGGATGTTACATACATCTCATAGTAAGTTAGAGTCTGCACAAGCCGAAGTCGACAGACAAAACAAAAAATGGAAAGGTTTGAACGTATATCGATTACGTGATGAAGGCAAAGCTACTACTATTAAAAGATTGTTATATTAAGGAGAAATTATGAAAAAAGAAAAAACAGAGCCTTTGAATATTGTAGGTAGCCCGATTTATGCTACTTATAAGACTAAGGAGGATTTACAAAAATATGTTGATTCACATGGACCACAAGAAGCAGTATTACTTTTGACTGGTTGGGGCTTAGCGGTGAATTTAATTGTTCATCTCATGACTGAACATTGTGGTGGTAAAGCGATAGCAGAACCTACACCACCTATATTCCAAACTAAAAAGAAGGAGAAGTAATGTTTATAGATGTAATGTATTACACGATATTAGCGATAGTTCTTGCAACTGTTTTATTTATTATGGAGAGGAGATAATTATGGGATTAGATTGTTATATTGTTCATGGTAACGACCATGATAAACCATTTACGCACGAAGATGATGAACGTTTAAAAGATATCAACCTTTGCGGAGGTATGTTGAGTGGTTCTGGTAGTGATGGGTCGTTTAGAGGCAAAGCATACGAGCCTTTAGTTGATGACCTTATGAGTATGTCAGACGAAGACTTTCATGGGTGTGGTATATGGCATAAAGAGGATAATGATGACCCACCTTATGTCACTAGCGATGAACTAAAAACACAGGCTAAAGTATTAGAAGCATTTTTATATAATGTTAGAGCTGAAAATGGTGTTTTTGCAAATACCGAAAACCCTGAAGATGAATCTACTTGGTTAGATATGGATATAGATGATAGTAATATTGTTTATAATTCAGCATATGGTCATGAATATACATACGGCGAAGTTAAAGACCTAGCGACTTTACTTGGTGTTGCTGGTAAACGTGGTGCGATAATGCACGTATGGTGGTAGTGCTTTACTTTGGCTTTTTTCGTAAATATACTATATATAGGCTTAATTAAGAAAGGAGAAAGATTATGATATGTTCATTATGCCGAGACAAAATACCGACCGCACGAGCGAAACTAGGTTATTCGACCTGCACATCGTGTGGCGAGGAAGCTGCACAGCGACTAGCTGAACAGCGTAAAAAACAGATTGCACCTGCTTATAACAAAGGTGCATATCAGTATATTACATTAGACGATACTAAAACTATTGGAAGGTAATTATGAGTGATGATTTAAAATCGAATATTAGAATCTGTAAAGATGTCTACGACACCAGACTTGGTAAAGGAAACTGGGCGTTGACTAATTATGGTGGGGGGACTAAAGTTGTAGTAAGAAACAAAGAAGGTTACCACTACGGATTTTGTCAACTTAAACAAACTATGGTTGATGATATCAACAAACATTTCAATAACGATGAAGAAACTTTATTAAGACATAGCTTTGGAGGTAAAGATGGAAAGTGAATATAAATCTTATTTTGACTTGTTAGATACTATGCAAGAATCAGGACGAATGAATATGTATGGTGCAGCACAGATGTTACGTGAATTAGATGATGATTTAAATAAAAAACAAGCTACGGATATTGCTGTGGCTTGGATGAAACATAAGGTGCTTAGCGATGACTGATAAAATATATGATTTTTATTTAGAAGTATCTAAAGAAGGTTATAACAAAGAAGGCACTTCAGAGCACGATGATATTTTTATTTTCAAAGGCACATTATCTGACTTTACTCATATAGAAGACCTATATGGGATGTTGTGGTTTAATGTGATAGATAAACAATTAAAACTTATTGAGTATACCAAAGATAATGGTTATCCAATAAAACAACTGACCGAAGATAAAGTTATGTTGAATTGGGAAGGCTCTGATATGTATGCCATTGACCCTAAGACAAACACTAAATTTTATTATCTAGGTCATGGAGTATTAGCAGAAGGAGAAACAGTATGAGTGAAGATTGTAAAGGTAGAAGAATTAGTATTGGACCATGTGATATAAGGAACAGTCACAAAATAACTGCAGACGGAGTATTACAAAGTGTACTCGAATGTGAGATTTGCGGTAGAAGAGAAGTAGAATTATTTACCGATAAATATCCAGAAACCCATAAATATTATAATGTGAAGAAGCCCAATGCCAGATAAAGATGAATTAGTTATAGCTATGCTGTGTTGGTTTTTAATCGGCTTATGGATTTATATCTACTATTAAACTGCTGTTTTATTTTGGCTATAATGGTAGCTATACTATATATAGGTTAAAAAAGAAAGGAGAATGATATGACCGATAAAGAAACTATACTAGATAAGTTCAACGAATGTGAGGCACCGACTCTAGAAGATATTGCTATAATGACACATTATAAAGGACTAGATAAAAGCTATCCGAAGTTTTTGACTAAAAAGTTATTTGGACTAGATAAAGTAACACTAGCCGATTGTCCGACAGTTAGATTCTATGCATACGAAGGAACTTATTACTCTATTGAAAACCATGATACAAACCACGATTATCTACAGTGGTTTTATTGCCCAGAAATACTAACAACGATAGAATGCGAAGAAGTGTTTTATAATTTAGTATGGACAGATAACGAGTATGCGGACAGTGTTAGAGGCTCATAACCTCTTTGCCCTTTGCTTTATTATGGGCGTTTTGGTAGTTATACTTATAAAGTAGTAAATTATTACTATGATTGAAAGGAGAAAGATATGAATTACGCATATGTATTTGATTACATAAACAAACAACTCGATGGGAATCGAGTTGACGAGTGGCATTGTATGATACCACTATCAGAAGATGGAGGGGTAATGGCTGACGATATGGTCGATTGTGCTATACCAAAAAAGGAGATACACAATTACCCTGACCCAGCAGATTATGTCTTAATAGTCAACGAAGAACGCAAAGGTTTCACTGAAGCTGATGTTATTGGAACAGCTGTGATACAATCAAAAGATTATATCTACCATATATTTAAAGTTGGCGACGGGCATGGATTCATGGCTTCGATTACTCGATTTAATAAAGTAAAACACGAAGTGACCAGAGAAGAATGGGAAAATAGTTACACTTGCGGATAACATTATGGTAAGAGTCTTACAATTAATACTGTTCGAATACTGCTTTATAATCGGTTTGCTGGTAGTTATACTTATATAGTAAAAAAATAATTAATTCATAGAAAGGAGAAAGTTATGAAAGAATATACTAGAGGACGACACGTCTACATAGGACAAGAATGGAGCTATGGGTATGATGATACTGAGCCAAGGAAGGTTACTAAGATAGAATTAGTAAAACGTGGGACTAGATGTATGGACGATGAGTTTACATTCAACGTACCAGCTGAGCTACTAACATTCGACGATGGAGCACAAGGATATGTTAGCCCTGAGTTTGAAGGAGTCCTGTGGACTAAAACCTATCCATACGGAGTGACCGAAGAAGCTATTTACTACGACGAAAACGGTTTATAAGAAAACTTGACCCTCGCCTAGTGCGGGGGTTTTTTATGCTCGTAGTAATCTGATATTGAATATATCGTATTAGTGTTTTTAAAAATAAAAAAGTTTTTTGTAAAAAATCTTCAAAACTACTAATATTTCTAATATTCTAATAGAATCAGTCTGTAACTCTCTTTGTTACTCTATTCTTTGACTTTTCAAATCTAATAGATTTTCTATTAGTTATTAGAAACTATGGTAAGATTACTAGAGGGCACGAGAAAAGTAATTTAGAAATTATCTTTTTCAATATATTTGTAATATCATTTGCTACAGCGAGGTATTACAATGAAAAAGCTAACTTATACTCATTTAGTTCCAACAGAAGATGGAAAAGCATTTGTCGACCAACAGGGTAAGACGTGGCAACCACTCAACTCAAAACAAAAAAGATTTTGTAAAGAGTATATCAAAGGACAAACAGCTACTGAATCGGCTATAAAAGCAGGCTATACCAAAGATAGGAAGGGTGCTAAGACACAGGGCAGTGTATTACTCAATCATAACCCAGTTGTACGAAACTATCTCATTGACTTGGAAATCCAAGCCTCAGAGAAGGAAGCAGTTTCTCTAGAGAACCACCTGTCCACTCTACACGACCTGCGAGAAGAAGCCAAGGACCAAGGTCAAATATCCGCTGCTATCACTGCAGAGGTTCATCGAGGCAAGGCAGGAGGACTCTACATCGATAGACGTGAGATACTCACCGCTAAAATCGATATGATGTCAAAAGACGACATACTCACTCGCCTCAAAGAATTGATTGCAAAAAAGACTGATAACATTATCGAAGGCGACTTCACCAAGAACCACTGACCGACGGAGCGATGGACGGACTTTGTTCTGTTCTTTTTACTCCTTTACTTTGGTACCAATCCGCGATATGATATAGCTATATTAACGGGGTAGTTCCCACTATTAGAAAGGAGAATATTATGACAATAGATAAAAACTACAAAGCGGAGACTCAAAGAGGGTCTTCAAACTATAACCAAGTAATCACTTTAGTGGCTACGCCGAAAGAAAAGATTGCATCACAGGCTGGAAAAATAATCGAGGCTTTACTTGCTGCGAAAGACTACAGTCTTACAGTTGGTGAGTTAATCGGAACTGACGGCTCTACTGAAAGTGCTTGGGAAAAAGCTGGAGGTGTAACAAAACAAACACCTGCGGATATCTGGACACACTACAGAAGTAAGTTAGTAGATGCTGGATACATAACAGTAAGCTAGACTTACTGACTGGTTCCAAAAGGGCGACTTCGGTCGCCTTTTTTGTGCTCTACTCTAGTCTACTCTATCGCTCTACTCTATCCGTCGCTCTATCCCTCGCCTCTATCTATCCTTGTCCCACTC